GACCAGTCCTTCGATGTCCCAGGTCTGCGGCCCGGTGCGCGTGACTTTCGGCTGGCCCTTGAACCGCACGGAATAGGTGTTGCCGGTGCGCGGATCGGTCAAGTCGAAGGCCTCGGCCTCGCCCTTGCGCGCATCCCAGAAATCCAGCCAGGTCGTCAGGTTGGCCGACGTCAGGGACCGGTGCGCGTTGGGGCCGTAGAGCCGCGGCGCGGCCGTGTTCTTCGCCCGCGTCTGCACATAGCCCTGCTCGAACTCTGTCCGGATCGTCTGCCATTGCTTCACCGGCTCGCCGAAGGGGAACTCGAAGAGCAGGCTCGGATAACTGGCCATTCATGCGGCTCCCAACGCTTGGCGCAGCGGGCCATTTTGCCGCAGATCCCGGAGGATGACGTTGATGACGAAATCCTGCGAGCGGCGCAGCACGCTGACATCCGCCCCCGTGCCGGGCGGCGCGTTGTGGATGTTCACCACGACATTGCCCGGGCCGCCGCGTGCAAACCCGCCGGGATCGCCTTGATTGAGCCGATTCAGGGCGTCCACCCCCCGATTGGAGATGACGTATTCCCCCGGCGTCAGCAACGCCGGCACGGAATCCCCATTCGAGAAGACCGGCCCGCCGATGGCGAACCGGCGGGCGACCTGGCCGCCGCTGGCCGCCGTGAGTCCCGAGCCCATCATCGCTCCCTGGCTGCCGCTGACGCCGGCGGCGCCCGTCGCAAAGAGCCCCAAGAGCTTGGCCGTCGCCAAGCGGGCGAGCACCTCGGCGATCACCTGCTGCACGAAATTGACGAGGCCCCGGAAGGCGTCTTGCAAACTCGTGATCCGCCCCTGCATGAAGTCGAAGAAGAAGGTCTTGAAGCCCTGGCTCATCGCCTGCGCGGTCTGGCGGGCCATGTCGATGGCGATGTTGAAGGTGTTGCCGTAATTGGTCAGGTATTCCTGGAGGCCGAAACGGTAGAGCTCGAGCACGGACATCTGCTCCAGCCGTTCCTTCTGCGTCCGCTGGACGATGAACCGGCCCATCGCCTCCTGGGCCTTGCCGTAGGCGTCGATCTCGGCGTCCAGCCGGGCGAGGGCGGCGTCTTCTTCTTTTTGATAGGCGTCGATCCAGGTTTGGGCTTGCTGCTGCGCGGCCAGAAAATTGGCGCGCTCCGCTTTCCCCAGCCCTTCCTGGATCGTCCCCAGATCATAGGTCGGGGCGGCCAGGTGCAGCCGGGCGAGCCGGTCCTTCTCCTCCCGCTCGAGATCGTCGAAAATCTCCTGGCTCTTCTTCTTGGCCTGCTCTGCTGAGACCGTCACATTCGGGACAAAGACATCAGCCTTGCCGGATTTCAGCGGCGTGGTCTTGGCCGACGAGCGGCCCTCGAAGATGTCCCGCAACTCTTGGTCTCGGCGCGCGTCGAGGTCTTTCCTCGTCTGGACCAGCACGTCGTTCCAAAACTTCTTGACGGCCTCGGCGGCCCCGAGTTTCTTGTAAAACACCTCCAGTTCCAGGGAGGTCTCCCGGATGGCATGGGTCAGCAGAACAAAGAGCCCAGCCCAGCCCTTGAGCATCTCATCCAAGACGTTGGCGCGGCCCCGCGTCATGATCGTGGTCACGAGTTCGGCCAATTGGATCAGTACGGGGATCAATTTCGTGCCCAGATCCAGCACGATGGCGCGGACCGACGTCTGCAACCGCTTGAGGCCGTCGTTGAACTCGTTGGCGGCCTGCGCGTCCTTTTCGCTCATGACGATCCCGAGCGTCCGGGCCTCCTCCATCATCGCCTGGATGCCCGCCTTGCCCTGGTTGAGGAAGGGAATGAGGTCGAGGCCGGATTTGCCGAACAGTTTGACGGCGAGCGCGGACTTGACCGCGCCGTTCTCCATGTGGGCGAAGCGGTCGGCGACCTCGAGGAGCATCTGCTCGGTGGGCTTGAGCTGGCCGGTGGCGTCGGTGGCGGAGAGTTTCAGCGCGTCGAAGGTCTTCTTCTGTTCCTGGCCGCCCTGGACCGCCTCGACCATCGCGGTCGAGAGGGATTTCAGGCCGACGAGCAGTTGGCCCTGCTCGACATCCGCCAGCTTGGCGGCATAGGCGACCTGCTGATAGGCCTCCACGGCGAGCCCGGTCTTCTGTGCGCCCTTGAGCGCCTCCTCGCCGGCGGTGGCGGTGGACTTGGCGATGGCAAACAGGGCGCCGCCGACCGCGGTGAGCTGGACCTTCCAATCGGAGAGCGCCTTGCCGAAGTCCCCCAGCAGGCCGTGGTTCTTCTTGAGCTCCGTCTGGAACTGCTCGGCCAGGAGCCGGAGGACGACGGCAATTTCGGGATTCTCACCGGCCATGGCGTCTCTCTTCCCCTGCGATCACTGATGCCCCCTGGACGAGCGAGGACCAGGGCACGTCCGGCAGGCAATGGGGAGCTTGTCGCCGTAGATCGGCCGGCAGAGCGGAATCAACTTCTCCCCGCAGGCCCCGCCCACGCCTTTGTGCTGAGTGCTGAACGCTGAATGCTGAACGCTGGGCGCGGCCTCCGGCAGCCTGACGCCGAGAAAGCCGAGCAGCGCCGCATCCACCGCCCGCTTTTCGAGCTGCCGCCGCGCGTAGGGTGCGGCTTCGTCCAGCGTCACGCCCCACCAGATGGCCTCCCGCTTGGTGAGATCCCCATCCGTCAGGAGGAGGACGAGTTCATCGAGACCGGCGACGGTGAGTCCGCTCGGCTCTTCTCGCCGTGGTCCGGCGCCGGCGGGCTGCCCGGCAGCAGCCCCATCGCCCGCCGCAGTTGGCCCAGGTCGAAAAAATCACGCACCACCTGGGCGACCTCCTCCGGCTGCGCGTGGGCATCCAGCCAGGCCTCCAACGCCGTCAACCCAGCGGCCCCGGCCTTGACCTTGTCCAGGAGCGTCTGCCCGTCTTCGATCAGGACGATGGCGCACAGGGCGCTGACCTGCTCGCCGATCAGCCCGACGAGATCCTCCGGTTTCAGCGCAAAGAGCGGATAGCCCTTAAACCGCGCGAGCAGCCAGCGGGCCTGCCCCAGCGTCACCGGCTGCTGCGTAAAGGTCCTGCCGGCGATCGTGTAGGTCTTGCGGTCGTCCATAGGGGCCTCTCACGTAAAGGCGAATTTCAGGTGATCGTTGCCGGCGCTGCGCCGCAGGGCGGCGTCCACGGTGAAGATGGCCAGCTCGCCGCGCTTGCCCGGCTTCACGCTCAGGTACTGGACCTTCGGCCCGGTGATGGTGCAGATGTTCCCGACCGTCGCCCCGATCGCCACGGTCAGGGTGCTGAGCGTCCCGGCCAGGAGGATCCCGTAATAGTCGTGCGTGGCGACGAGCTCCTGCTCCGGATCGAAGGTGAGCTTCGGCTCCCGGCCGGTGATCAGGTAGGACAGGACGCCGGCGGCCAAGTTGATGTCCTCCCGGTAGACGCCCCGGAGCCCCTCATCGATCGTGAAGCCGGCGATCTTGTGGGCGTAGCTGTGGACGGCGAAGGCCGCGCTCAGCAGCGCCGGCGGCAGTGTGGTCTCCAGGCCGCTCGCCGTGAGCTGCGTGGCATCCGCCACCGAGTCATAGACGCCGGAGACCGTCATCTGGATCAGGACGGCCTCCCCGACCTTGCCGACGACCTGGCAGGCGCTCACGCGGGCGCCCTTGATCCGGAAACGGAGGGCGTTGCCGGACTCGGGCAGGGTATAGAAATCCAGGGTGGCGGTCGGGATCGCCACGGAAATGGGATCGTAGGTCACACTCGTCCCGCCGACGACCGTCTCCCCGTAGCCGGCCAGCTTGATCAGCTTGCCGATCTTCGGCGCCGTGCCGGCCGCGCCGGAGCCCTTGACCTCGACCTTGAAGGTCAGGGACGCCTTCCGGGTGCCCGGGATGCTGCTGTAGGGCGACTGATCGTTGGCGAGCGGCTTGCGCATGAACTGCGCGATGTCCGGATCCCAGCCGGAGACGTCATAGATCAGGTTGTCCGCGTCGGAGCCGGCCGGCGCGTTCACGGTGCCTTCCGTGCTCTCGAGCTTGGCGGCCAGCATCATCCGTGGTTCGGTGGCAATCATCTCTCCCTCCTTCGCTCGTCAGTGAGGCATCCGACGTTCCATGACCGGCGCTCGCGAACCCGCAGCACAGGTCTCTGCCGGTCCGTGCCGGAAGCGGTGTGCTCTCGCGCGATCATTTCCGTTTGGGCCGGTCGCCGTCGAGGGGCTCGGCGCTCCCGCCGGCGACCAGCGCCTTGCCATAGCGGTCGTCCACGTCGATGATCTCTCCCCCGGTGCCCAGCACCTTGCCCTCGTCGTCCTTGACCGTCGTGCCGAGCGCGACACGCACTTTCATATTGTCCTCCCTAGACCAACGCTGTCGGATCGGTCCGGCGATGGCGGTACTGCACGGTGCATTCCGCGATAAAGGTCAGGTCCCGTTGTCCCTCGAAGGCGAAGATCGGCGTGAAGCTGGGCGGGAAGGTCTTGAGCGCCAGATCCGTCGCGCCCTCCTTCCAGGTCGGATTGGACATCAACGCCTTCTCCACGTCGCCCCGCAGCGTGTTGACGATTTCTTCGCTCGAGCGGGCGTCGGCGGACTCGTCGTGCCGGGTGACCACCTCGAGCGCAACGTCCAATTTCCGGGTGGTCAGCGATTGCGCCCCGGCCAGCGGCCCTTCGGTCGGCTCGTCGGTCCCCTCGTGGATGACGATGACGATGCTCTTGTTGTAGACCTGGCCGCTCTGCGTGAACCGCTGCACGCCGCCCGCCGGAATCGTGTTCGCGTAGCCGTTGGTGACGGTGATCCCCTCGAGCGTGGTCTTCATCTGCTTCATGATGCGCTCTCGCACAGTGTCAGATGGCACGGCGTTGTACTCCGGTCAGCCAGCTCCATCGGTGCCCTGTCACAATGTTCCGGATGGTCGAATGCGGGAGATGGTGCGCAGCAGCCAACCGCGGAATATCACCGCGGTGGCCGACATATCCTGCGCAGATTGCCTTCACTGTTGCCTCGGCAAGGCGGGCGTTCGGATTTCTTTCACCAAAAGGTCTATCTTGGGGACGCTGACGCATCCAATGCCGATCGCCCCGCTGCGTGCGGCCATGGCGGATCATGTCAGCTGCGTTCTGGCGTTTCGTCGCCCACCGCAGATTACTCAGGCGGTTGTCCGATGGATTTCCATTCCAATGAGCGCCCTCCTTTCCATCCGGGCACGGGCCAACGAACGCTTCCAAGACCAAGCGATGGACCGCTTTCCCATTTAGTGCGCCGTTTTTTGAAAGCCTCACATACAAGTAACCATGGCAATTCGGAACTGCCCGGCGAATGCGCGGCTTAGAACCCAGCAATGAGCGCACGCGACCGAACGAGGACACCTCATATAGGCCCTCATAATCCGGCACGTCTTTCCAAATTTCCCGTTCCATTAGAAGTTCGCGACCCGCTGGACGATGCCCGTCAGGGCCTTCATGCGCCGCTCCAGGGCGACGGACATGGCGCGGCCCAGGGCCTCGCGGAGCTTCGGATATTCGGCCGGCCAGTTGGCGGCGACGTTCTGCCGGAACCCCAGCCGCGGCTTGATGGTGACACGGCCCTTCAACACATAGCGCGGGATCAGCGCCTCGCCCACCTTCTCGGCCAGGATCGGCGACTTGCCCGGCCGGCGGAGAAAGATGAGGCCCGTCAGATAGCCGGTCCCCGGCTCGCGCTGAAAGCGGACCCCGTGAAAGGCGAGGCCCCGGCGCTCGCCGATCGGCAGCCGCAGCATGTCGGCGCCCTTCCGATGGGCGGTGAGCTCGCCGCCGGTCTCGTGCAGCGCGAGAAAGCGGGAGAGGCGCATCCGGGCGGCCAGGGAACCCAGATCCGTCCCTTCCAGCCTGGTTTTGACGTGGCGTTGATATTGCCGCTTCCATTCACCGCCCTGGATCCCGGGTGCCCCGCTCATCCGCTCCCGCAGGAACTTCCGCCGCACGCGGTTCTGGGCGCGCTTGAGCTCCGAGCCGACGTACTGAAAGGCAAGCCCCGGCGCCTCACGCAAGGCCTGCTGGACTTCCTCGAGGTTCAGGACCGCGATCTCCATCAGGCTCTCACTTCCAATCGCCACAGCCCGCCGTCGTTCGCATCGAGCCCGTTGTCCTGGGCCACGATCTTGTCCACGACGAAGGCCGTGACCGCGCTGTCGTCCAGGTTCCGCTTGAAGCTCACGGTGTCGAACCGCTCCTTGATGCTCGTGACGCCGTCCGTGGCGTCGTTGGCGATTATGAGGGTCAGCGTATTGGCCGGGCCGGCCTGGCCCCCGGGCGCCTGCACCTGGATCGTCGGCCGCTCGATGACGGCCGGGATCGTCTTCGCGGCGCCGCCCTGCGGCGTGTAGCTGACCGTCTCCTTGCTCAGCGCGCGGATCAGGTTGACCGCATCGGACGCCATCGTCCTGTTCCTCGCTCGTTAGGGAGGCATCCGACGTTCCATGACAGACGCTCGCGACCCCATCCCGCAGGTCTCTGATGGTCCGTGCCGGAAGCCGTGCGCTATCGCGCGATCACTTCTTGCGCGTGCCCTTCTTTCCGGCCTGGCTGCGCGCATCGGTCTTGGACCCGCCGCCGGCGCCGGCCGGTGCAGACGTCTGCACCGATTCCCCCGCGCCGGATCCTGCCGGCGCGGCCTCGGTCAGAGGCTCGACGAACCGGTCATGCCCCTTGGGCAGCTCGCCCTCCAGGCCGAAGACTTCCCCGCGTTTGAACTGGACGAGCGTCAGGGCCCGGTACCGGCCCTCCCCCAGCGCCTCGAGCTGATGCCGGCGCCGGCGGACCTGATCCTCGCTGAGCGCGAGGACGGTTTCCGCGGCCACCGTGAGCGTGTCGATCGTGCGATACCTGTTCATGTCTGTCCCTCCTGACCCCGATTCTCACCGCAGGTGACGCCGCCCGGCGCGGCGGCCCCCGGTCCGGAGGCCGCCGCCACGCCCGGCTAGATCATCGTGACATAGCAGGCGCGCTGCCAGTAGCCGTAGCCGACGCCCCGCCAGTTGTCGATGCCGAACTGCCAGGCATCGGTGTCGAACTCGAACTCCGAGCCTTCGGCCTTCGCCTTGAGCTCGGTCTCCTGCTCCGTCTGCCGGATCAGGCCCTTGATCGGGCTGTCGGTCCGGAAGATCGTGAAGGAATCGGTCCAGGTCAGCCGCGCGTTCATCTGCACGTCCACCGTGAGGCCCGCGATCAGATTGGGATTCAGGTTCTGTTGCAGGGCCGCCGTGGAGAGCGTGCTGACGGCGGCCACGGCGACGAGATAGAGGCCGACGGGCACGACCACCATGAACCGCCGGGCGTTTTCGTTCATGGGCTCGCCCCGGTCGTCCTTGAAGGAGAGGATCTGCGCGATGCCCTTCAGGATCGACTGCTGCATCTCCTCGACGCTCGGCGCAGTGACCGTGCCGTGGACCGCCGCCGGCAGCGCGGAGATATCGACGGTGATGTCGTTATCCTGGGTGCCGGAGTCACCCTCGGAGTGGTCCGTGTCGAAATAGAACTGCCCGTCATAGCAGACGGTGGACGGGCCGTTCAGCAGCAGCGTGGACAGCAGGCTCGCCCAATGGGTTTGGCCCCGATCCGCGAAGTCGTTGATCCGGGCTTCGATCTGCGGCGTCTTGTCCCGCCGCACGTCCTTCTTCTGGAACTCAATCGTCGCCTCGTAATGCTTGTTGACGATCGTGATCCCCTGGCCCTGGAATCCCTTGGCCTGGCGGCCGCCGATCCACTCGCGCATGGCCGGCGACTGACCCAGGAATTGATACGTCTCGCTGGCCTGGTCGGAGCTGAAGAGATTGGAGACCCCGTCGATCCAGGCCATGCCGGGGTCGGCTTCGAGCCGAGCAAAATACATCCCCATAATCGCCCGGCTGGAGAGAATAGATTGATCCATGGTCGTCGCCTCCTCTGTGAAATGTCCGCCGGTTGCGGGTCAGGGGCCGGCGTCGGACACCGGCCCCGCCGTTCAGCCTCCTACGCCTCGCGCGCCCAGGTGCCCACCATCTCGGTGACGACGTACCCGTCCGCGTCGCCGAGATCGAGCACCACGTAATCGCCCCGCTTGGCCGTCGCCTTGGTGTTCAGCAGGTCCTTGTTGTCCGCGCCCGTGATGTCCGGCCCCAGGATCATGTCCGCGGCGGCCGGGCTGATCGCCACGAGCACCGTGCCGAAGGCCCCGATATTGACGATCTTGACCCCGCCAAGTCCGTCGGCGATCGCCGGCAGGGTGACGACCTTGGCGTCGGTGTCCACGAAGAACACCTTGCCCGTGTCTTCCGCGTCCAGGGTCTTGTCCGCCGAGATCGTCTCCCGCTTGGTGCGGTTGCCGTAGGGGTCCTGATAGTTGAGGGCATCGAAGGCCACGATGACCTTGCCGGCGCTGACGAACCGGTGCACAAACCCGAGAAAGACGCTGCTCACCGGACTGAAGACAAAGGTGTCGTCGTCCGTGGCATAGACCGGCTGGCCCACGTCGGTGATCACGGCACCGGAGACCGACAGCTCGATCTTGCCGGATTCGACCACGCGCACGTTGATGGCCGCCGCCGCGCCGGCCGCATTATCGGCCTTGGCCTCGGCAAACCCGGCGAACCGGTCGCCCGCCGCCAAGGGCCGCGCATGGCCGGACGCCGGGACCACCCCGATGGCAGCCCCCTCGTAGAGAATGTCGGCGGCGATGACCGGGATTTCGTTCCGGTCGCCCCCCTCATAAGCCCGCGGTTTGTTCGCCGCCAGGGTCGTGCCCAGGATCGGGAGCCCCAGGAGCAGCAGGATGACGAGGAGTCGGGCGTCCATTTGTGAGAGGGACGGCTCGGGTGCAGCCGTCCGGATCTCGGAGGCCAGCCCCGGTACCTGGAGCAGGCGCTCCACGCCGGATGGTGCGAACACCGCCGCCTCGGCCGGGGCTACCCCGATCGGCAGCATCAGACTGATCACCGCGACCAGCGCGGCGAGGGTGAGTGACAGACATCGCTTCATGGTGAGCTCCTCCTTCATCGGAAATGGCGGTCCCGTTTCTGGTTCCTGTTCCCCGCGCGTCAGCCCTTTTGGAAGATCCGCGCTCGGCCGGCGGTCGCCGCCTTCTTGAACGCCAGATACGCGGCCTCGCTCGTGAACTCGTCCCGGACGCCGCCCCGGTTCTGCGCCCACTCGGCCTTCCACCGCTCGTCGCCCGCCAGATGGGCCAGGTCGTCACCGGACGCATCGTCCGAGCCGCCGCCGGTGGTCTTTGGCGCCGCGTTGGTGATGTCGGTGAGCTTGCGGGCCTTGAAGGTCTTGCCCGCCTCCTCGGCGGAGACGCCCAGCTCGATCAGCTCGAAACAGACAGCCTCCATCCCCGGCAGCATGGCCGCTCGGATGCCCTTGATCCGGGCGCGCTCGGTCTCCACGCCCTGTTGCTTGCCCTCGGCCAGGCCGGCGACCTTGCCAGCGTCGTGGAAATGCGCGGCGACCGCCGGGTGCTTCTCCTGAATGATCTCAACGGTGATGGGCTCCATGTGGTCCTCCTCGTGGGTTGCAGTCGGCGGCTCATGCTTGGCGGCCGGCTGCAGTCCGGCCGGGACATTCCGGAATTGTGAGAGATCGAACTTGGCGGCCATCTGCACCGCCTCC